GAATGCCGTGTCGTCCTGTAGATAGTCTTCTCTATCTGTTCCAAGTAGGCATAACCTACCATCTCCTCAGGACACAGAAATACATCTGCATCATTGACTGTTATTTTGTAATCTTTAAATCTTTTACAGAATTCTTACCTAGTCTGATCTGAATGATGCCATTGTAGTTGTTTTCACGCAACAATACATCTTCCTTAAACTGATAATAGGCTTCCAAGTAGTTAGTTTCGCCACGTGATTTACATAGATGTATGATTTCACGAGTGAACTTGTCCTTGCCTAGTGTGTCGATATCTGCTTGGAGTCTAGGACTACTGCCCCAATATTCTTTCCAATCAGTTTCAACTGTTTCCCTGCGTTTGTTTTTCTTGCCTTTTAGAGGTGGTCTCTTTTTGATTGTTTTGAAGTATTTCCTGCCAACGTAATCATGACCGTTAACATTATTAGTTATCCTATATATAAATCCATAATACTCGTTGATGTCCTCGGACTCAAAAGGTACTCCATTATAAGTCCAAGGATTATCATATGCCATATTACTTGCCTGTCATTGCATTTTTCTTGTCTTGGATTTCTGCACGTCTAGCCTTGGCTAGTTTAGCTAGATCACCCAATGCACCACGAGCACGTGCCGCGGAAGCTTTAACACCTTTGCCTTCAAATTTTTCTGATTCTGCTACATATAGTTCTACTGCTGCTAAAATATCATTATGAATTGCCATTTTATTTTCCTTTATAAAAATTATACTGCTAATCTTGCTTGTTTCCTAGCGATTTCTCTAGAGATCTTTGATTTATCTTTCTTGCGCTGTGTTTTATCTATCAATGCCGTTAATTGTTTGATATTAAGTGGACCTAGTCTGGGTTTGCCACTTTTATATTGTAGTGGATGATTGTGTCTTTTACTTGGATGAACTCTTGCTGTTGGTCCTGCCATGATCTGCTCCTTAATTATTATATTACTTATATGTTACACAAGTGGCTAACAAATTAATTTAATACTCTAAACTTTTTGTTTGCTAGTACTAATAAACTATATCTTTCATAAAAAGTTAATGTCAAATCATCAAATTGATATTTTTTTGTATTTACATATTTAATATATTTTTGGCTAGGTAGATAGTTGATGTTAGATTCGTACCAGCGTTGATAGAAATTTTTAACAGTATCAGATATAAAAATTCCATGTTTTGCTAAACACTGCTTAACAGAATCAAATCCAGAAATGATCGAAGACACAGGAATACAATTATCACTTATCGGAACTATAATTTGAGTACCTTTGGCAATGTTATATATTACATATTTTTCTTTTACTTTTTCATCTTTGATAATTTTTAATATTTTTTTGTTATAAAAATCTGCATCGCCACATTTTTTAAGATTAGCATTAATAATAAAAGGCAAACTTAATTCATCAGCTACGATATCAATAGTAAATTCATTAAATTCTGACATGGCATAGTAATGACTTTTGATATACCATACATTTGTATCAACTATTAATCGATTTAATTCTTTTTTTAATTTTTTTTGAGAAAGTTTACGACTTTTTTCAAGATTAAAACCTATTAAATCAAGTTCGGTCAGAGTTTTGATTTTGAAATCCGATGTATCTATTTCTATTTTGCCCGCCTGATTTATTCCTTTAAAATTTATATTAGATTTAGCTGCAGGATTAGATTCGGTGATAAGCTTTAATATTATATCCCCAGCATATCCTCCATTCCATCTTAATATAGTCAAGCTCATACAGTTATAATCAATGAGTCCTCAACACACTCAGCTGATATTTCTTTTACTAGTTGACTTACAGGAGTAGTTAATCTATTAAAATCTATCCTATTATGGGGGATAGTTGCTATAATTTTTCCTTGCGGGTCAATAAAAGTTTTTAACTCATTAAGATTAATCATTACGTCAGATATTTTTCTATATTTAAAAAAAATACTACTGTGTAATATTGCTAGAGTTTTTGGTTTTAATTTCTGCAAAGTATATTCAAATAAAAATTTATTATCTGGATCAACAAATAAGGTATTTGTATGAAAATCTTTAGTTGCTAATTGGAAACCTTTGTGTTCTATATACACCGCGTTAAAGTTAAATCTCCAACTACCACTAAACAATATTACAGTATTATCATCAAACTTTTCTACAACACAATTAATCAATTGATCAGATATAGGATACACTCCTCTTTCTGCCCTTTCAGCTAATATAGCAGGGGTAGTTTTAATGACACTATCGCTGTATGAATTTAATATTTTCATTTGGTAATTTTAAAATAAAATCTAGTCAACGGATGCACCCAATTAAACTGTTTAGTATCGTCACCTGCACCGCTATAGTAATCTTGTAATTCAGCATGTACATTTGAAATCATAAATTGTTTAATAGCAACATCGTAGTCTTCGGGTAACCCAACATCATATATATCAGCCTGTGCTTGATATTTGTTTATAGACAAATAAAGTAGACTATTATTTTCTAAGTCTGAATCAATGATAAAATTAATTTCATTAATTAATGAATTAAAATTAAATGATTGATTGACAATATAAACACAGAAATCGTATGGACCATCTTTAGTTCCTAATAGTTTTTGAAAATAATCCGCCTGACCTTTAAACAATATTGCCCTAGGGTTGGCTTGTTTAATTTTCTCTAATAGATCATGGTCTTGTTTGATCATAGCAGGCTCTTCAAACCATGCTAATTGTTGTTGTCTCCAATCACTCATGATTAAAATTGCAGTACATGGTAATTTCTTCTATTACGGTATTTTGCCCTATGCTACTAGCATAGGTTATAAAATTGCACACATCATTTAAATCTATACCATTACCAGTCCACGACGGTCTACTGCGACTTAACTCAGTGTCTAATCTGTCTAAGGTAATTAATGTAGTTTTGAATGGAACTTTATTTTGTTTAAATGCTTGTGTTCCTTGTTTACTAGCATGCTCTAATGCAGCTTTAGACACGCGATAAGTCTCAAATCTGGGATCAGGAGCAACTAAAGTTTTCGCACCAACAGATCCAATATTAAAAATGTATCCAGCCTTGTTTGCATTTACCCATGCATCATAAACAGCAAAATATACATTAGATTGTGCAAAGTTAGCCCACGGTTCTTGTGGAGGGCCATCAAACGCATTATTAACAAAAACATCATACTCTAAACTAAGTTTTGCTATCTCATTGATTTGTTTAGTGATGTCAAATCCACTTTGACGAGATATAGATCTGGCTTGAAAATAATTAACTAAGGTTAATCCTAGTCCTCTATTACCACCAGTTACTAACATTTTCATCTATTATTACCCCCTTGATCCCACACCTTGGTTAATTTACTACCGCAAGTCATAGCACATTCAAAAATTCTTCCGTTGGACAGATTTTTGGACCAACTATCTACAATATGTTGCCAAAACTCATTGTTAAAAATTTCCTTCAATGATTTATTATTAATATTTAAATTGTCTTTACCAAATTGTTCTATTATATATTTAACTTGATTGCGTCCATCAATAAAACTTAAATCGTTACTACCGGGTAAAGTAGATCTGTCATAGAACCTCTTATCATATAAGTTATGCGTAAAAAAATTACAAGGTAATACTATCCCTTCGCCTGTTATAACCACTTTTCTACCTAACAATGCATCACAACGAATTTCTGTAGAATCAAAGTAGTCTCTTATATTATTGTACTCAGTCTTCAATTCTGTCAACCTAATCATTGAACTATTTTTATACTGTGGGTTAACTGGCGGCTCTAATGTATATCCAGACGCAGGCCATGTAGTCATTTCTTCTACTAGAGCATGATTAAAAAATCTACCTGTGTTGCGAGGTAAAAACGATTCAAAGCCCATGTCCTTGCTTAATTGTTTAGCTTGATCAATCTGATGTTCATTGTGACGAAATACAATATAGTTCCATTGTGCTTTACCGCCAGCCGAAATAAATGCTTGGGTGTTAGCCATGACTTTATTCCAACTAACATTACGTCTATATAAATGATTAGTGTCTTCTAATCCATCAATACCAAAATCTATTTTACCATAGCCATTTAAAATACCAGCAAGTTCTGCCCACCATTCGGGACTGCGTATGCCACCATTAGTGTGCAGGTACAACCAAACTGTAGGACTCTTACTACGGAAATCTCTAAGTATATCTAACAAGTCAGGATGTGCAATTGGATCACCATAACTGCCGCAGAAGAATATTTGTCGCAATCTTTGAACTAATTCGTAGGGGAAAGCATTAGCAATAATATCCTTTGAAAGATAAACTAACGGCATGTAAGGATTAATGCCTTCACCGTTGCGATTTCTTGGACATTGTGGACACGCTGCATTGCAGTGTGTGGTTATTTCAATTTGATATTCATCGATAGTATTATAATCAAACATTAGTTTATGTCAATATCAGTATTATAACTAGTAAAGCCGTTTTCTTTTACTACAGTAAGCACATTGTTCACCCGCCCACCTAGTTCATCTCTGTGCGATACTAGCCAAATTGATTTGTGTGCATCACGTGACATCTTCTTAAGGATAGCCATGGCATTTTCTACACCAGACGCATCCATACCACTGTCAATCAATTCGTCGATGAATAACAAGTTAATGGGTTGATATAAACTTTCCCACACATCACGGAAGCTCCATGACAGTGAAAGTATAAGTCTATTACGTTCACCTCTTGACAAATTGTCAAAGTCTAGTTCACGTCCTAGTTCAGTGATGTTGACACTCAGGTCATTCATAAACACCACGGTATGGGGTAAGCCAATACGGTCAAGATATTGGCTCAGTCGAGCGTTCAAGTAGCTCAGATTTTGATCGATGATTCTCTTACGGATATAAGAATCTTTATTAGTTAATAGTTTGTATAAGAATTCTTGATGATCTTTGACGCGACTAAGTTCGTTCATCTTAGTATAATCAATTTCAGCAAGTGCAGTGGCTTTCATATCTGCGATCTGTTCAGTGTAAGGATCTTCTTCTGCTGTCTTACCGGTGATCTGTTCTTGTATGCTGGCAATACTGCTACGATGTTGGATAGCAAGACCTTCATTGTCATAAAATGTTTTAGGCTGTGATCCTAGCTCACCCAATTCTTGTTTTGCCGAGATCAATGCTTCTAAAGCTCCAGCATGGACACCTTGTTGTGTTTCTGCATCTTTAAGTTTGCTTTCTTTGATCGCCAGTAGTTCTTCATGTTTGCTATCGTGTAAATCTTGCCCGCAGGTATTACATTTATGTTCACGTAGAGTGGCTATATCACTAGTTAAATTAGCGATACCTTTGACTTCACGAGATAAATCTTGCTCACTACGTGCTATAGCTTTGTCTAGATCAGTTAGATCTTTACGCTTTTGATTATAAGTTGATAACTCTTTGTGTGCAAGAATCTCTGCATCAATGTCTAATGTAAGCAATTCATCTAAGGCTGATTGTAATTTAGCGACGTCATCTCGACGTTTAGTTAACCATAACATCTGACGACGCTGTGTGGCTTCGATCTGCTCTTCAATACGCTTATTGGCATCAGACACTGCCTTGATGTTAGCTTCTTCCTGTTGTATGGCGTCCTTTGTAGCCTTACTTTGCTCTTTGAGTAGTTCGGCTTTCTCACTCAATAAAGTAATACCCAACAGTTGCTCGATTATAGCACGCTGATCGTTTGGCTTTAATGCTAGGAATGGTTCTGTGTATGTATTCAGAGCCACCACGTGCTTGAACATCTCATGACTCATGCCCAATAAACGTTCAATCTCTTGTTGCGTTTCTCTGCTGTCGCCTTGGCTGTTGTCGTCCTTGGCTTCTTGTTCTTGCTCACCTATGTAGAATTTTAATACATTAGGTTTGCGGCCACGTTCGATCTTATAGTCAACACCATTGACTTCAAAGTCGATAGTGACCAACATGGCCTTGGTATTGGTCTTGTTTACTAGATTGTCTTTACGGATGTTAGTAAGTGCTGTGCCATACAAGGCATAACTCAGTGCATTGATGATAGTAGTTTTACCAGTGCCATTACGTGCACCAGTGTCGTCACCACCTAGGTCGATGTTTTCACCTAAGACCAGTGTAAGATCTTTTCGGTCAAAGTTTACAGCCTGGGTTGAATTACCCACGCTCATAAAGTTTTTAACTGTGAGATATTTTATTTTAAACATAATCTTTTATAGTATACATTAAATTAACTATTATTGCAAGGGTTTGTTTTTTGCATATTGTTGATATTTTCTATACAACATGTTGCCTACTGCATTAATTTCATTTTGAGATCTCCAAGGCAAATCAATTGAAGGTAAAATATATTGTTGAATAAAATCAAATTGAATTAGTGGAATTGGTTGTATTACCCCAAGATCTAAATCAGAATACCGACTATGGAATCTAAATTCGTGCATGCCCATATATGGATCGTGCCATACCCAATTATTTTTATTAGGTAAATCGGTAAGATATGTGTCGCCCACGGTTAGAAAAAATTTATAATCTATGCTAGCAGTTTCTAACAGTATTCTAGCATAATCGATATAAATTAGGGACCTAAGTTGGTGTTGCTTAATCCCAATATACTTTTTATGATATTCAATAACATCAGTATTGGTTGATGCGCTAGATATCCAAAATTTTACATTATTAATCTCCAATATATTATCAGAATATACTAGATCTTTACTAATAGCCTCCTCCCAATATATAGAATTGTTGTTATCTAATACTAAATCCAATCGATTTGGCATAGCCCATTGGATTAATATTTTATCTTTGTTTAATAGATTGGCCTTTAAGCAATTAATTATATATTCGTTCCCTGCGCCATATCTAGCCATGTTAGTTAAATTAACACCTTTGGTCATTAATTTAATAATTTCTGGCCATTTAGTGTATTCGGGATACCAAGCTGGGCTTGCCCAACTATCGCCAAATCCATCGGCTAATGTTAGTAAATTTATCATACTGCAACAACTAAATTAAGCCAAGATTTTATTTCGTCGGTATCTTTAAAAAAATTAACATAATCATAATGTGGTACTTCGCAACGATATTCTAACCATAGTATATAATAGATTACGGCTTGCTCCCATAGATCAGTAATAACTGTAAGATCATAATTTTTATTGTTTTTAATCGCACTAATAACATTTTTTGCTTGATCTACGGCTTTATAATAGCAATTATTTTTTTCATACCAATCTTGCCAAAGATTTTGAAAATCATTAAGTTTGATTCCTGCTGATTCTAATTTTATCCTAAGATTTCTATAGTTTCTTAAATCTTCTACATGTATGCATATACAATCTTGTTGTGATTTCCACGCATGTCTAAATTGATGATCCCTTAAAAATAAAAAATATTTTTCTCTAACAGCCCAATCGCTATCATCAGGCCATTTGTCTTTATCCAACGGTAATTCTTTTTTAATATCAGATCTCATCGCTTTAACGATAGAAGTTTTAGCTATAACAGGCCAGAAAATCTCAGAATACCATAACTTTATTTTTATAGAATTAGGAAATGTCAAATAAAATTCAGTACCTTCGTCGGTGATTCCATTGTCGATTAATACACTGGTATTTTTACTAAGATCAAAGTCAAATGTAAATGGAATCTGATTTTTATAAATGGGGATATTTTTACGCAGATTATGACTAGACCCATCATCGGAAAACTTATAATGAGTATCTAACGGGCGTACAAAATTTTCACCATACAATGACAAGATAGCATTTATAAAAT